TGAAGGAAGTGGGCGTTGCCAGCTTATAAGCGATTTGCACGGGGGTGCCAGCGTCGTTCTGGGCGGCAAGGTAGGCTTTCCACTCGTCTATTGTTCCTTCCGCATATGTATCACTATAAATTCTGAAATAGTGGTGCTCTTGTGCTTCAACTGATATTCCGTTTTGGCGTTTGGATGTTTCGTCTGCTGTATGTGTCGGATATTGATTGCATACAATATCACCCTTAATATAGGGCATCGCGGGAGTGGCTATTTCAGGCACTTGAAATTTGAAACCAACTTTGCCAGGACTGTTGGTTGTCTCAGTGCCCCAATTTTCTGTTCCGTTCAGCGTCAGCGCTTTCCACGCCCGTAATCCATCCGTCCGATTAACTGTCACGCTGTCACGTCCCTTGATGGGACGGATGTTTTCAGAGCTGGGTGTTCCGGTACCTTCCTGTGTTGGTTCCCACTTCGCTTTCACCCCCAGCGGGTATCCCGCCACAGGGTAGCACACAACAGGGTTTCCGCTTTCTTCCAGCGGTGGGCAGAGCATATCAATGATGTGCTTGCTGCTCCACGGCGCATCCTCGCTCACCGCCGCATCATCAATCTGTACGCCGTCCTTTCCGGCAAGCCCCTCCGGGCCAACCTCTCCCTGCGGCCCCTGCTCACCGCGCTCACCCTGCGGGCCAGTATCACCCTTGGGGCCAACCGGGCCAGTTTCGCCAACAGGCCCCTGCGCGCCGGTATCGCCCTTCTCGCCTTGTACACCCTGAACGCCCTGCTCACCTTGGGGGCCGCGCTCTCCGGTGTCGCCCTTCTCGCCCTGGATACCCTGCGCGCCTTGCGGCCCAACAGGCCCCTGCGGGCCGACTGGGCCGATAAACTTCCCGTTGTCGGCGTCCTCCCTCACGCTGTTGGCGACGCCCTCCGCGTTCGTGGCGCGCTGATCGGCGTCCTTTGCCGCGTCCCGGGCATCCTGCACCGCCTGCAGCACCTGCGCCGCCAGCTCGGGCGTCGGCTCTGCATCCGCGCCGCCGTATACGCCCGCTTGCTCAAGAATAAGATACTCCACGTTACAACTCGCCCGCTGCACGCTGGAGGCCAGCCCGGCCAGCACAAGCACGCCATCCTTAGCCTCCTTCGTCACCTCGGGCGGCACATCCATGGCATCCCCATCCAGCAGGGCCACGCGCAGCGGCTCTTCCCGCCCGGGGATGTGCCACGTTGCAGTGAGATTTAGACCATCCCACCCGGCCCCGCGCTCAATCTTGATACTCTCCGTGCCAAAGCTGGAATTAGTCCCTAGCACCAACTTTCGCGGAATTGGGGTGTAGTTATCCAGCCTTAAAGTATGTACCATGCTCTACCTCCTTAGGCGTTGATTATGATCGGCTCCCTCATGGTTTCATTTCTCATGCTGATTTCATGAATAATAGTTTCGGACATTATTTCACGCTCCTTTCTTAGTAGATCATATACACCTTAAACAAGACATTGGATATAAAAGCGCCAGCTTTTCCATAAGACTGTGCGCCGACAGTCAACATGCCGGTATCAGGATTGTAAGAAACATAGTCAGCGCAGGCTCCGTTTCCGGAAGTAGCAACATCGGTGCAGTTCCCGCTCCAAGCATAAGGGACGGTATAAAAATTACTGCGGCTCAACTTGTCATAAATGCTCCCATAGTGTGACTTCACATCGTATGTGAAGTTTGTGAAATAGGAGGTTTGCTGGCCCAGATAAACAGTTTTGTAGCTGCGCTTTGCAGTTACGATTCCGTTTCCGTTGTGATATCCAATAGGGATTTCGTAAGAATCGCCCGGGTAGATAGCTTCGCTTACTGCGCCCCGGTTCGGCATTTTCCCTTCCTTGATGGTCTTGACGCCTGCGTAGTATTTCTTTCCGGTCAGCACATCGGTATCTGCGGCGGTGGCCTGTGCCAGCTTCGCATTGGATAATCCACCGCCGCCGTTAAAATCCAGCCGCGTGCCATCGTATACAAACGTGATCCACCGCCCGGCAACAACGCTGTCCCCGTCCGCCGCGTCCGCCCCGCAATACGCAGGCACGGCCACGCCGTTGACTGTCCACGTGTCGCCCGCACTCCACGCGGCGGGGACTTTAAACCGCCCCACCGCGCCGGTGCCCTTCAGTGCGTAGACTTTGCCGGACTTCGTACAGCTGTACAGCTGCACCGCCGCATCAAGGCCCAGGCCCGCCGGGTCATACTCGCCCTTGGTCATCACGGCAGTGCCCGCGTGCAGTTTGGAAAGCTCGGTCTTTACCTTTTCCAGCAATGTGGAAAACTGCGCCTGCATGGTGGTAGTATCAACGCTAACCCAATCCGTAACAAGCCCACACACATCGGGGTCAAGCCGTTCGTCCGTGATGTTATCCGCAGAAATGCTGCTTACCGCTGCTGCGACGCCAATACGCGCAAGAGAAATTTGCCGTTTCAAAGTGTTGTTTGTAAGTTCCGGGGCGGTAGGTGCATTATTTGGCGTACCTTTTAGCACTTCAATGCGCGGCTTTGACGCATAATCCACCGTATCCCAGCTAACAACAACCCTGTCAATACGTGGCAGGATGGCATCTGCCAACGGGATTGTCAGCCGCAACTCGCTTCCAGTCTGTTCTTTTGTATCATTCCAAAAAACTGTGCCGTCCGCTTTGTCGTTCGCCAGCCAGCCCACGCCATCTGAAACGCTTACCGTCATATCGCCGTTTGCAGTGACACTTAAATTGCCATCCGCGCCAAACACGCCGCTGGAACGCCCATGCAGCCACTTCATGACATTTTGTGCCCCGATGTATTCGTCAACATTATTTGGGAAATTTTTAATTTCTGCCACTTTATCACCTCAAAACTGTTAAAATCGGGTCGCCAATAACCAGCTTGACGCTTGACCCGTTTGCATCCTGTGAATACTTTGCTGCCGTGATTCTTGCCTTGTACTTTACACCCAGCCGCAAAGAAACGCACCAAACCAAATCGCCAACATTGTATGCCGTGCCAATCTCGTCACCGTCAGCGTCAATCGAAAAACCGTTGCGGTTCAGGTGACTGCCCAACTGTAAAGCGGCGTACTGCTTTACACGGCTCTCAAAATCCGCGTTACTTTCATCATCCTGCTGGCTGTCGCCGCTGAAACTTGCCCATAGTTCCCGTCGCTCGTTGTCGCTGGCCGTGCCAGCCTGCACCACAAACTTTGTACCGTCTTTGTACTGCGCTTCACAATAGCACACGTTTTTGTATTCAGAAATATCCTTGTCAACTACCAGCCCGGGCGCTGTTCCGCGTTCCTGCACAAACAGGACCGCGTCTAATCCCTCTGTACGGTCAACGCCCTTATACAATTCAAACGTTTCTGTTTTGGCTCTGTAGTCAAAAACCATCCGGTTTCCAAGTCCTGCATCTGTCAAAATCGGCTGTATGCAGTTTAACAGTTCATCCCCGTACGCTTCCGTTGCTGTCACGGTTTCTGTCAAGCCTTTTTTCTCTGCCAGCAGTACAGGCAGCCCGCGCAGGTTGGCAGTAATAACGCTGTATACATCCTTTTCCACATTGGCAATGCTGGCAGTTGCCGCAATAACACGCCGGTTCAGCTTGTTGTTCAGGCTGTACCCGTTCAACGTGATTTCGCTGTTATCGCAATCGAGCTGTATTTCTTCCACCATATACGCAAGTCTTCGCTCTACAATATACAAAACAGCATCCAGCTCCACTATCCCAATGTTGTACTCATCCATCGGCAAAACTACCGTAAATTTTCCCACATTGTTATAGTAGTCGCTGAATTCGCTGCTGATGGCGTGGGTAATTTCGTGTCGGTTGCTAAGATCATGGGAGAAAAGCTCTAATCTCATATTACCGTTACACCCGCACTTTCTTCCGCAAACGAAACACTCATTTCAACGTTTTCAAGCCCACTGTCCGCAGTAGGCTTCCACGCATTATCGCCCGTATGAATTCTGTACAGTGTACTTTCAAGCGTCAGCGCGCCCCGGCAGTCACCGTCCTTAGAGCTTGTGACCGTTGTCTTTCCGTGAGATGTCTTGATAACGACACGCTCATCTTCCACAAGCGTTTTTTCCAGCCGAAGCACTTCACCTGTCAGCATGTTTTCAATGCCTACGTTTGTTGCCGTCTCGCCAATGCAATTGATTTCCAGCATAAACGGCACATCAAACTGCCCAAAATTCTGCAAAACAATGTATTTTAACACAATGACTTTGCCGAAATAATACGTTTTGCTAATATTCCATGGGAATTTAAAACCTTTTTGCACGCCGCGCAGCTGCATTGCCTTTCGTTCACCGCTTTCCCAATACGGGTAGGGGGCAAGCAGGCCAAGCTGAAACGGCGCACCGCGTTTTGATGCGCCAATGGTAGGCGATGCTGTTACAATAACGTCTATGTGCCAATCTCCGGCATATAACACCCCGGTCAGGTCAGGCCGTACAACGGTCATAAGCGCATCTTTCAGCGCTTGTGCATTGTCGCCGATGACTCTGCCATTGATGGTAATAGGACGCGTCTGAATGGACTTAGATTGCACCGTAGCGCCTACTTGACCGATGCCCTGCGCCGTGTTGGCAGTGACCGAAATTGTATCAATGCCATCTGGCTTGCTGATAAGATAACCATGCGCGTAGTCAAACACGATAGACTGCCCCAGCGAGTTGACGTACTTGAAAATCTTGCTTAAAAAACTCATAACGCCCACCTCGCCCGCTGGAAATATGCCGCTGTGCTTGCTGCCAGTTCAACAGGTGTCTGCTTTGCCGCGTAAATATTTTGCGTCAGGGTAAAACCGTTGCTGCTGCCCTTACCGCGTCTGTAACTGTCCGCTTCATCGGCAGTCAGCACCATCTCGCCGCGATGCAGGTTTGCAACATAGTTGTTATACGGAACATAATCAAGGCCGCCTGCGTGGCTGCCGTCAGACCCCGTGTTGTTTTTCACATCACTTGCATTGATGACAAAAATACTCTTGATGCCATCCCACAAGCCCTGCACAAAGCTGACAAGACCACCCCAAACAGCTGCAATGCCGCCCTTTATGCCATCTACAACGTTTTGCCCGACCGTAGAGAAGAAACCAAACACACCATCAAAGATGCCCTGAATCGACTCCCACGCGCTCTGAAAGTCACCGGACAACACAGCGTCAATCGTAGAGAACACGCCAGTAATCAAATCAAATACAGTCTGAAAAAAGCTGACCGCAACATTCCAGATGCTTTGAATAATGATCCACGCGACCTGAAAAAATCCGCTGACAATCGGTGCAAACGGCGTAAAGATGACCACAATTGCCTGAAAGATGGCCTGAAAGAATGCGCTTGCCCATGACCATACAGTCTGTACAAGGCTCCATGCAGCGCTGAACGCTTCACCGATGCTCTGTATGGCTGGTGTCAAATCTGTAATGGCCTGCGTAACGACCTGCCCAATAACCTGCATAGCCGCTTCAACATAAGGCTGTACAAATGCCACGACTTCCTGAATCTTGGCAGAAATTGCATCCCACGCGGCGTTTACTTTGCTGCGGAAATCCTCGTTTTTGGCATACAGAACCGCCAGTATACCGACAAGAGCGCCGACTGCAACAATGACTAGCGCAATCGGATTCGCCGCCAAAACCGCATTGAATGCAGCTTGTGCCTTTGCCGCCGCCGTCTGTGCAAGTGTCATTAACGAAATCTTGCCTGTAAGCAATCCTGCTAGAACCTCGGAGGCTTTTAATGTTCCGTTGAGCGCCCCTTGCGCGATTTCGGCGTCCGAAAGCCCCATACTGAACAAGGATACGGCGACTTTTGCTTCGTCAAACCCTGTTACAATGGACTGTATCTTTTTGCCGATTTCCCCGCCCTTAGCAGCTGCGCCCACCGTTACAAGTGCAGGAGCAATTTTTTCAATTAACGGAACAACTCCTTCGACTGCCTGCTTAACATTCTCAAAAATATCAAGCAGGAACGAAAAGTCGGAGTTTTCAACAGCAGTTGTAAGCCCGGAAACAATCGCATCGCCCAAAAAAGAGAATACATCGGCAACAATGGGCTGCAATTCGCTTGCTACACTGCTTAGACCGCCAAAAAGCGCCTGCAAGCCTTCCTCAACGGTCGGCTCCAGCTCCATTATTACGCTGCTTACATAAGGCGCAAGCTGTGTTACAATTTCGCTCAATCCGTCAATCAAAGTAGGTACAATTTGCTTTATTCGCGGAATAATATTGTTGCCAGCCGTTACAAAACTATTTACAAAATCATCCATCAGCCCTTGAAAGTTCTGTTCCGGGTCAGCAATTCCCGTAAGCAAATTTTCCCACGCACTTCTCATTGATGCGGTACTGCCTTGAATCGTTGACGCTGCTTCGTCTGCCGTTGTGCCTGTGATGCCCATTTCCGTTTGCACAACGTGAATGGCTTGCACAATGTCCGAAAAGCTGTCAATGCTGTATTTTGTGTAGATGCCCTGCTTTGCGTTCAAAGCGTCTGCATCGGCAAGAAGTCGTTGCATTTCCGTTTTCGTGCCGCCATAGCCGATTTTCAAGTTGTCCAGCATCGTGTAATTCTGCTTTGAGAATCCGCGGTAAGCGTCTTGGACGCTCTGGACAGAGGAACCCATTTTGTTCCAGTTGTCTGCCATATCGGATATTGCCATATTCGACATTTCCGCTGCTGCATCTGTATCGCCCGCAAGGCTGGACACAAGCGATGCTGCAAACGACGTTGATGTTTCCATATAGTCGTTTGCAGACATACCTACATTTTCAAAAGCTCGTTTTGCATACTGTTCAACGACTTTCGCGCTGCTCTTGTACAGCGTTTCCACGCCGCCTACAAGCTGCTCGTACTCGCCGTAGCTATCCAGCGATGCCTTGCCGATTGAAATTGCCGCGCCGGTTGCCATTTTTCCTATGGTAACAAAGCCATTTGCGATATTGCGCAGACCGTCGGTGACAACGTTTCCCAGCACAGTACCGGAAAACACGTCCATCAGAGAAGAAGCCCCGCCCTTTGCCTTTTCTACGCCTTTTTCGTATTCGCTTGTGTTTAGGCTCAGTTTGGCATATAGATTAAAAACGTCCAATTTATCACTCCCTTCTTGAATTTTTCAATTCAGTATTGTATTCTATCTGCAGGAGGTGTTTTTTATGGCAAAAGCAAAAAATGCAGTTATTGCAGGCGATTTTGTCGGAAAGAAAGTTTCGCTTTCTTTTGGCACGGTGTCGATGGATGTCGGCGGTATGTCGAACCTCGAACTTAACAGCCGTACTGTCGCGGGTTATTCCGTTGCAGACGAAAGTCACAACAAGTCAATGGCATCCGGCGTTATGCGCGGCATGGTCGGCGGTGCTTTGTTTGGTGGTGCTGGCATGGTTGCCGGTGCAATGACTGCCAAGCAAAAAGGCGTTTATCAAGTGGTTATCCAACTTATAGATGACCCGCAATGGCGTTACAGCGGCAAGCGATTTATGCTTGAAGTTGACGAGCCGATTTACAAAGCCATTATAAAAAACTGCTTCTGATTGATGCCGCCCACTCGGGCGGCATTTTATTTTGTAATTTTCAAGCCGTGCCGCGTTGCAAATTCCTTAAAATCTGCTTGTATCTGCTCCGGCGTTCTGTTGTCAACCTTTGGCGGTCGGATAATATCAATGTATCTCGCTGGCATATCCTTTGCCCCTGTTATGGCCATTACAATACTCAACGCACTGTCTGTCAGGTACACCTTGTATTGCATTTCTTCAAATTCTGTTTTCAGGGCATAAGGCAGCGCCGACACAAGCGCCTTTGCGCTCAGTTTCGGCATTTTAAGCAGCACAGGAATTACTTGTTCTGCCCGCCATCGAGATACGATTTGAAAAAATCAACAAACCCCTTATCGTTCAACAGGTCGTAAACTTGCTTGCAGGTAATAAGGAAATTCTGTTTGCCGATTTCTTCCACTGTCAGGCCGTTAAACGGTGCAAGGATTGCGTACACATCCACGCGGTGCTGCTTCAACGCAATGTTCAGCAGCTTAACGATTTTCGCAAGGCCAAAACGCTGCATTGCAATACGGGTCGTTTCGCCCTTCGGCATCGCTTTCTGCATCTCTTTCACAAGCGTTTCATCATCAATCAAATTTGTGATGGGCTGCGCGATTTGTAAAACGACTTCCAGCGCTTCGTCAGTGCTAAGTTCAGAAAAAATCCGCATTAGGCTTCATCCTCTCCGGCCTTGATATACACCTCACACGGCACAGTGTCCTGCGCGGTAATGGAGTAGTGCGCTGTGTATTCAAAGCTCATCTGGCCTTTTTCCTTGTCCCCGGTCTGCAAACTGAAACCGCCGGTGGACAGCGTATTCAGCATGTGGATGGCGCAGAAACCGCCATTCGTAGTGCCGTGCTTGTCGGAATAATCGCACAGCAGCCACAAATCGGTAAAGTCGCTGTCTTTCAGGTCGTTGCGCGGCGTGATTTTGGACACCTTGGAAGTGGTCGTAACATCCGCAGCGCCAAGCATGCTCTTGGCATTTTCTGCCGATGCCGAAACATAAGTGCCACTACACTTGACTTCCCAAGATTCAATCTGCTTCAGCTCTTTCATGTTCTTGGGGCAGTTGTCGATATCCTCGCCGAAGTCGGTAAAGCTCGGCACAGCCGTAAAGTTGATGCCGCCGGTCGTAGCGCCAAGCAGCGCACTTTCTTCCGGCGCAGTACCGGCAGCCGGGTCAAATGTAGTTGCAAGATAGCCCGCGTTCAAGACCAGTTCTTTAAACGCAGATTCAGGAATACGAGTAAATTTCATGCTTTCACCTCAATTTAGGCATAAAAATTCGGCGGTCACGTTGATATACCGCCGTTTTAGGTTTTTGTCTGTGTCATCTGCCAGCGATTGGCAGAACGGGGAGCCGCGTTTTAACCAAATCAATCCGCCATCTACCGGCAGCGTCACGCCACCAATGCCCAGCGCGTCCGAAAGCTCAAGCGCCTTTGCATTGGGCGCCGCTTCGCTCGTGGTATGGAACCACATGTTGACCGTCAGCGATACCGCCCCGCCGCCCCATGCGTCAAACACAGCATCATATGTCAGGTATGGGAGTACAGCGTCATCCGGCACAGCATTGCTGGCGTAAGCGGTCATAAATTGCCCGAAAAACTGCTGTAATGCAGCGCCCTTTGTCATGTCGGTAATCCCTCCCGCAATCGTTCAGCCGTAAAACTTTTTAGGCCGTTCAGCATCTGGGAAGCGCTTGCCGGGGCTTGCTTTTCTTCTGGTCGGCTCGTAACCCGGAAATATGCCCCGGTAGTCAAGTCCTTGTAGACGCTGCCGTACTCGATGGGCACATCTTTCCGCACAATGCCGGTATACACGCTTGTCACGCCCTGCGCTTCGGCCTGCCGTGCTTCAAGGCTGCTGTCCAGTGCAACGTAATTCGCAAACTCTGCGCCCTCTCTCCACTCGGTAGCATAGCCGCCTTCTCCGTCAGGCTTTGTCAGCTTGTCCATGATGATGCAGCTATGCGAAAAATCATCTAATAGGCTCATAGCTTTCTCCATTTGTTCAGCCGAGAAGCAAACACGCCCTGCCAGCCCGTCACAGAGCCGCCAGAATGGTTGCTTGCAGTAGATTTGGTGTAACTATACCCCGCAAAGCTTTCACTCTGATATGGGCTGTTTGCGGCGTTCTCGTACTGCGTGCGCCACGCCTTGATTTCTTCTTCAAGGTGCAGAAATTCGGCAGGAACGGACATAGCCCAGACAGCCCCGTCAAAGGTTTCATCCCTCAACGAGCAGTTGCCGTATTGATACACACCATCGTTCAGAACGCTGCCCACAACGCGGAAATACTGTCCGGCACGCAAAAAAGGGAGCGCAATGCTCCCGCCCTTGATGCTGAACTCGCCCAGATGGACGCCATTTTGTGTGACAAACCAGTTCCGGCACTCCCTCATCAATTCTTCAAGCATTGCACTCCCTCCTTATTACTTTTTGAACTTTGCCAGCACAACTTTGGCTTCGTTGGTCAGAGCCGCAACGTAAAACTCGTCAGCGGTAATTTCGGTGGAACGGTTACGCGGCTTGCGCTCGGTCTCCACGTTGATATTGCGCTTGCGGTAAATGGTCAGAGCGGGCACATCGTCCTCGGTCTCGCTGTCCTCGTTCAACTTGACGATGGGGCAAGCGTAGTAGGCGGTAGCAGCAGCCTTGACCTTATCACCGACAACCAGCGCAGCAGCGCAATGGGGCTGGATGGTCGCCAGATGCTTTTTGGTGGTGGTTTCGGCGGTAGTATCAGCGACAATCTCAATGGTGCCGGTGCTGTTGTCCTTCTCGTACTCGATAGAAGGAACCTTGCGAGATGCCACCACGCGGGTATTGGCAATCTTGCCGATTTCGCCGGTGACAGCAACGCCAGCCTGATACTTGTCAGCGCTGATAAAGTCAGCATCCTTTCGCAGGGTCGCCATCTGCTTGGGGTTGATGAACATCACCTTGTCGCTGTTGATCTCTTCGTTGAACATGTCGATAGCGTCCACAACGCCGCTGTACTTGATAGCGGCAGCAGTGCCGTCATAAGTCAGCGTAGCACCCTGCAGGGCTTCCATGCAGTCGTTGTCGATTTTGGCAGCAATAGCCAGCGCCAGCTGCGCATTAGCTTCACCAACGGGGTTTCCATAGCCGGACAGCACAGCTTCATCGGTCAGGCCGACGCCCTTCATGGCCTTCTTGATCTTGTACTTCTTGTCCTTGGTGCTCATCTTGTCGATGTCAACGTCAACGCCCTCTGCAACATCCTCTGCATCGCCGATGTAACCGTAAGACGGCACAGTAATGGTATCGCCAGGCACGCCAGCAAGGGTGTCATCCACCTTTGCAAAAGGTGCCACGCGGATTTTGTCAGGGATTTTAGCCGAAATCATATCGGCCATAACTTCGGGGTTAATCAGGTCTGCCAGTTTGGTCAGGATAGTATCTGCCATGTGTTAATCTCCTTTGTTGTTTGCAAGCTCGGCATACTGTTCCGGGCTTTCTTTATAGAGTTTCAGTCTGTCTGCATAGCCCATCTTTTTAAAGGCTTCTGCTGTGATGGAACCACTGCCGCCATTTCCTGCGGGCGGGTTTGGTGTGTTTGCGCCCTGCGTGCTGGTAGTTACAACAAATTCGCCGTAACCGTCTTTCAAACTGGTTTCAAACTTTGCTGCATCTTTTGCTGCGCCGTTCTCGTCCAACTCCAAAGCGTCCAGCAGTCCATCTGCCCTTGCCATCTTGGCAACAGTGGCAATCCGTTTATCGGCAATACCGATTTTTTTCAGGGCGGTCTCCAACGCCTTTTCTTTGGCAGCGGTAGTCTTTTCAGCGGCCACGCTGGTTTTGTAATCCTCAAAAGCCTTGTGCTCAGATTCATACTTTTCCTTGTAACCGTCATCGCCCTTTCCTTTCAGGTCGTCCAGTTCCTTTTGAACGCCGGGAAGTTTTTCCGCATCGGCTTTATAGCGGTCAACGTCCGCTTTCAAACCGTTTACGGTATCAGTGTGGGCTTCAATAATGGTGTCCTGCTGTTCTTCGGTCAGCCCCATACCTTTCAGCAGCTTGCGAGTAATAGCCAATGTTTTCGCTCCTTTTCTTCGGTGTCAGTTCTTCGACATTCGCGTTTATATAAAAACAGCGGTTCTTTGCTGTTTTTGCAAAAGGTTTGTAAAAATGTTCTCTTTCAGATAATTTGAAAGGAAACATTTTTTGGGTATAAAAAAGTGGCAGTTGCAAAATTTGCAATTACCACTAATAAAAAAAGCCGAGAGGCTCATTTGCCTTTCAGCTCTGCTTTGATGATTCTTTTGTACTGTTCGCCGTGCTCGGCAACGGCAGGTTTGATATACGGTTTTGCGCGTTGTCCGTGCGTCAGATGCCAATCGCCTTTTTCGTCTTGGTACGTCCACGGTGTTTGTCTGCCGCCCGGATAGTAAATACCAGTACCGCACTCAACGTATACGCCGTATTCGCTATTTGTGCCGACATATGCGGCTTTTTCGCTGTCGCTGACCATGTGTGTAATGCTGTTTCGCAGGTTGCCAGTGTCGACAGGGCATAGCTTTTTTGCATACCCCTCACCGACAAGCCCGCATTTTTCCAACGCACGCTGGCAAGCGGATTCCAGCGCTTCCAACACTTCATCGCTGTGGTCTTCAAGTGTGATTTTCATCGTTTTCTAAGCGCATAACAACGCTATATTCATCCATAATATGGCATACCAGCGTTTTCCCAGTTCGAAGATTTTTGATGTCATCTTCTGTAATAATTACATCATCATATCCGAACATGGATATGTGCTTTTTTGCTTCATCAGCTGTGTCGTAAGCTGTAAACTTTTCACTTGATGTATCCCCTAAAAATCTTTTTATTGGGTTCATGGCTCTTACCTCCTACTTTTTAAGTGTGATTTTCATCGCTCAATTCTCGCTTCACCGTTCTTGTCTTTAACGATTTCATCTTTGTAAAATTCATCGTAAGACTGTACGGCTTTAGTAGGTGCTTTTTTTGTCAGCTTGTAACAAAATTCCGCTTCGTCGAAATAGTACCAATCCTTATTTCTCATAAAATATGGTTCGGTTTTCATTTTACAAGCCCCTTTCTTTCAAGCCATACCAGCATAGCCTTGCCAAGCTCGTTAGGCGCACCAAGCTGGCTGTTTGCAAATGCCTCCGCAAAAAATTCTGCGTAATTTGTTCTTCCATACCGAGAAATATTATCTCCCAATTTGAAGTTTACATTAGCTTCTTTCGCAATATCAAGTATTTCTGCGTAACACTTTTTTTCTGTGTCTGCCCATATCTTTTTATATTGCTTAAATATTGCCTTTTCCGTTTTCTTGCTATAGTCAATGGACGCTTTCAGCTTTTCAAGCCCATAATCTTCCATAGCCTTTTTTATGACAGTATTCTGTACCATGTGGCCATATTCATGCGTTACAGTGTATATTGATGCATTTTCCTTCAAAGCTGGCATTATATAGCCGCTTTCTATCTGAGACAAAGTTTCGGCAACATTGCTTTTATAGCTGTTAAAAGCTATGGGACACAAAGACAGATTTTGGTTTGTTGGGTCTGTGACTTTCGCACCTACGTATGCATCTGTCGCTCTGCCGCCTGATACGGAGCATATAGAGCCTGTGGACTTCTTAACAGCACCGAATGTTTGTTCGAGATTATGCAACTGCTTTGTGCAATCAATGGCGAGCCTTTCATCAACATTGCGAACAAAAGAATCCTCAACAAGGTTGAACCCAATATCATTTAGCAACGCCTCTTTGCAGTCTTGCATTGAATGCAAATTAAGTTCAGCTTTTTCCTTGACTATTACTTGCTCTTTCTTCCAGCCTGCCCATTCTGCATAGGTCATATCTCCCACAAGCACCCATTGCCCCGTTTCGGGGTCTCTGGCGCGTCTGCCGACGCTGCTTGTATCTTCGCCGTCAACCTCAGAAATCTGGGTACATCGGCAATTGTACACGAGATAACCCGGTGCGGAACTGTCTCCCGGATACATAAGTTCGTAACCGTCCACCTTAAACGGCTTGTCAACGTCTACTGTCTGGCCGTCAAGCATTGCATGCGCATGGCGTGTGCGGTTGTCAAGCGTTGCCAGCCATTGCTTTTTCAGCTTTATGCCCATGTTCTGCGCGGCACGGTAAGTATCTAGCCGTCCCGCGTTCTGCGCCGCTGTGACTGCCGTTCTGGCCGTTCGTATAGCGCTTGCGCGGCTCATATCCTGCATACGCTGTTGCAGGTCGTTTGCAATTTTCGGTATGCTTTTGCCTTGCAGAATGGAGCTTGTCACGCTGCCTGTAATTTGCTGCTTGCCGTATTTCAAATCAATTCCGCGCTGCAATGCACGCTTTGGCGGATAGTACGGCATAAGGTCAGGTTGTTCCACAATCAGACGTTTTACTGTCTGCTCATCCCACAGTGTAAAATCGGCTTTGTCGGAAACCTGCTCGATTTTGTAAGCAGAGTAATTGCGGTTCAAGCTGTAAATGCCCGGCGTGGCGTCATTGACATAGGCTACAGCCGCTTCGTTGGCGTTGGTGTATCTTTCTGCCACCTTGTCCCGCAGCGCCGTAAAACGCTTGCCTCGGCCCATCTGCGCAAGCCGCCATTGCTTGTACTGCTGTTCGGTGATTTCGCCTGCATCGAGCTTTTCTTTCATGGCTGCATCACGCTTCTCGAACTGCTCAAAATAGGCTTTCACCGTTTCGGTCAGTTCTTCAGCAGCTTTTTTGTACAGCTTTGCGATGCGCTGTTCCAACTTGGAAAGCTGTTCATCCGTAAGTTTGTGGGCATAATCAGGTTTTCTCATTTCTTTCTTTTAGTACCGCCTACGAACCCCATAATTTCTTTGCTTAGTTTCGCTTGGCTGCTTTTGTACGTTGAAGTGGTGATTTCTCTTTTTGTAGCTTCACCAAAAGAATTCACAAATGTTTTTCCATTTGTTTTTTCAGCAGTCACATTTCTGCTTGCGGTCACTATTTTGTTTGTTATCGAACGCTTTTTTGATTCAAGTGCCTGTTTTTTTCTCTGTACATCGTAATATCCGCTTGGCATATTCCACGCAGGATTTTTTGATGCGTAATCCGCCAACCTTTTATTCAGTTTGTCAATTTGGGAATTCAGGCTTTTTTCTCTCTCTTTTAAGGTGCCTATACTCGCACTACTGCCGCCCCTGCCGCTTCCAGAACCTCTACCGCCCATTCTCACATCTCCTTTTTACTCGCTTATAATATGGCTGAATCCTAGTAACGTTCCAGTCAAATTCTTCAGGGCATTTGCCATACCACAAAATTTCACTGGGTTCAAGCCTTGCCAATGCCGCTCGAACGCCTTTTTCAAACAGCGCTTGATTCTGCTTGCTTTGCTGCGTTCCCACGCTGGAAATCGCCACAATAGAATGCTGCGGATCGCCGTCAAAACACCACTCGTAGCTTTGTTCATTGCTCCAGCACAAGGTTGGCACAACGTGAATCCCGCATTGCTGCCAGTATGCCGCCAGCCAGTGCTTGCGATAGTGATTGTATATCTGCATAGCAAGCGGCATATCTGTATACATTGAGAAATCAGGCGCACACACAGCGCCAAATTTTCGCAGCAGCGGAATGTACTTGTCCGGCTGATTCCACACCCTTTGGAATTGATAATCATCCACGAAAAAGTGAACGCCTTTTGTTGTGCAGTCCGTGCAGGTTTTTGCAAAGTTGAACGGAATCCATTCCAAATTCCGCACATCAATGTGTTCTGGCTGGATAATCGGCGTATCGTATTTGCCAACGCCTAAAAAGTTGGCTTTTTCGAGGTTTTCAAAATTCAGCATTTTGTCATTCCTCGCCGTTGGTCGTGCGCTCTAACGTTTCTGCCGCCTTTCGCTGCATCAAATCCTCGTACTGGTCTGCGTCGCCGAGGATGGTCAGCAGCTTTTTGGTGATGTACTCATCATCGTAATACTCCACGCCAAGCATCACGGTCTGCGCTTCTTCCTGCTTGTTGATAATCTGGTTGCGCGTGTAAGTTGGCTCGTCATCAAGCCCAGCAATTTCCAAAATGCCCTTGATACAACGCGAGACCCAGCTCTCAAATTTGTCTGTTTTCAAATCCAGCGGCACATAGCTTGCCTTGATAGCCGTTGCCGTCTGGTTTCCGGCACTCACGGCAGATGCGTCAAACGCCTGAAAATCCGTGTACAGCTTTTTGGTCAGCATGTCAATGGTCGCTTGCGTGCCCTGAAACGGTGCTTCAATGCTTTGCGGTGTGGCTTTCGCACCCTCATCACCATCTGCATGGGCAACGTGGGTAGTTTTAAGTCGCTCCACAAACTTTGCATCGTCAACCTCATCCATGCCGCCGCAGTTCGTCAGTACCCAATAGATGAGGTTGCCCTCATCCACATTGTTTACCATGTTGCTGCTGGCAAGGTCGAGCGCGTCAACGGTGTTTTTTCTGCCGCAAAGTTCGCTGCGTGCCTGTTCACCGTTTTTCAGCGGGATAATGGGAAATCCGGGATAATTCTCTCCGTCATAAATTTCTGTGCCGTCAATCTCCGAGTACCGAACTTTCAACTTATACGGCAGTTTCCCGTTTAAACTGCGCACTTCACCGTTGCGCGGCTTGATGTAGTCCGTGTAACCGTCCATCTCGTACAGCGTTGCCCGCAGCGGTTTGTCCGGGTCAATCTGCCAGAACCGGATTCCGGCTTTTAGTGCGCCGTCCTCTTCATCGTATAGCGGCACAAACTGCTCCGGCGCGAACACCTGAATATGGTCAAGATTCCAGAATACGAAAGACTGCCCACCAATCAACGCATGGCGGGCAGCATCCATAATATCTTCATCAAACGTGGCGCCAAGCGCCTTTTTTGTGGCATCCTTGTTAAACGCAACGCCGTTGCCCAGCAGGTAAGAAACTTCCTGATCTACAACGAATCCAAAAAACTTGCTGGCAATCTTGTGGTTTGCTGTGTACATATCGGGATGCGCTTTTCCCTCTAGGTCGTACACCATTTTTTCATAGCGGTTGATTGTGGGATTTTCTCCCCAATAGTACAGCTTTGCGTCCAGCATGTCCCGCGTCTTTTTCTGGCCTTTAAAATCGTTTATGGTGTCAAACACAAACCCCATGCGGGAACGTTCATCTTCACCGACCGCCACAAAGTCTTGATATGTTCTGATTTTCCCTCACCGCCTATCTGTAAATGCTTTGATACTTCATTGCCGTACAATCTCCGGCTTTGTTCGCTGTGCTTTCCATCGCATAACGCACTGCGTCAATGTGATGGTTGTTCAAATCCGGGTAGCCTTCCAGCACTTCCCCAGTCTTGCTGTCTCGCTCGTACTCGTACTCGCTGAATTCCTTTGCTGTGTCCGGGCATCGTTCTGGATCAATGACAATAGATTCCAGCATTTGCAGCCATTTTGTGCCGTATCGAACCGATTTCGGTCCTTTACGGGCAGGGAATGTTTTCACGCCGTACTTGTTATAGTCGGCGATGGACTTTGGCTCGGCGCTATCCGCGCAGACTTTATCCTCACGTGTCATCCCTTTATCCAAAAGCAGTTGCGCCGTGTCTCTGTTGCTGGTTCTGCGCCGCGTTAGCTCGTCAAAGATGTATAGCGTGCGCCTCGCTGCATCATAGTGCATCGCATTGTATGCCCATGGGTCAGGGTACCAGCCCCAGTCAACGCCGCGCTTGATGCGGTCAAAACTGGCAATCTGTTCATCTGTGATTGGTTCAATCCGCAGATTCTCAAATACCGCCGTTCCACTGCCCACGACCTCGCCCAAATACTCGTGTCGGTAGGCCGTTTCGTTTGTGCGCTGCAAGTATTCAGCATCGGACAGAAACCGCTCTCCGAGCCATTCTGCAGGCGTTGTTTTATAAGTGCTATGATGTATCAGCTTTCCGCTGCGGGCTTTCAGTGCGTAGCCGTTTGCCCAGTTCCGCGCCATTGCAGGCGGGTTGAAGCTCTTGAACGTAATGAACCAATCGCCGCCGCGCAGGCAGGATTGTTCCACGCTTCGGATTTGCTCTTCCCCGTCAAACTGGTCTAGTTCTTCAAACCAGCAGATGCCGATATAACCAAACGGCTCTTTGATTGACTTTACCTTGCCGGGGTCATCAACGCCGAAAAAATGCACCTTTTGCCCAGTAGGCAAATAGGTGCATTCCATAGGAGAAATCGTGCAACGAAAATGATCGTGCAAACCAAGCTCATTGATAGCCCAGGCGATTTGCGCATAAACACTTGTGCGCAGTGTGTTGCCAACCTTGCGGAACACTGCTGCGTGGCATTGCGGGTGCTGTATCAGCTGCAAAATAAGCTCGATGCTTATGTAACTCGACTTTGTAGAGCCGCGCCCGCCCTTTGCGACAAGCTCTTTTACATTGCCTGCCTTGATTTCACGGTGGACTTCGGCGAAGCAAGGGGAAACAATCCCGGATAGCTTACAAGTCATCTATGATTTGCACCTCGCTATCCTGCTGTTGTTCCGGCTTATCTTGCCATCCGAAATTTGCTCGCAAGCTGAACTGTGCACCGCCGGAGCCGTCTTTGTCGTACAATCTTTCTTCGGCGTATTGTTCACAAAGGGTCTTTGCGCGCGTAATCGTGTCAACGAACTCTGGTTTGTTTTGGTAATTCAAAAGCGCCTGCCTTGATGTGAACCCAAGTGCAAGCGCCAATCCTGTCACAGTAGGCGGCTTTTTATCGTCATAAATGATATAGCCGTTTTTATTTCGCATTGGTTCCCCGTTTTCATCTACGAACGGTTTTCCTTTACAGGCTTCAAAGTAGGCATCAATCTTTTCTTGCATTGCCTTTACGCTTCTGTATTTAGGTGGTGCGCCCACCGGATTTTTTCTTGATGCCACTTTATCACCTCACTTTACGCTTCCATCTCGATCTGATAATTCATTGCGCGCTTATAACGCTCATAAAATCTGTCTTGCACAAAAAGTTTTTCTGTGTTTGTCCCGCCTTTATTCCTCGTTCCCATTGTCTGCCGCTTTTTTATGCTTGCAATTTCCGCACACCATTTTGGTGCATTGTATTCGCTCACAATTACCATAAATGGAACGTCTGCAAGCCATCTTTCAAAAGCATCATAATCAAATTGCCCAGCATACCCGGTGCCGCCTGTATTTTTATATGGCGGGTCAGCGTACACAACGGCTCCTTGCGGAATTTCAACGTTTCTATAATCAAGTCGCAGACTTTGCAGACTTTGCAGACTTTGCAGTCTTTGCAGTCTTTGCAGTCTTTGCAGTCTTTGCAGATTTTCGGTTCTTTCTCGGCTTACTAAACGTTCATTTTTGTTGGATTCTTTTAACTGGTTCATTAACGAATCATCGTTGAAAACCCTTGCGTAATGGATAGCCTTTTTTATTGGCTCTATATCTTTCCCATATAAATAGTCCCGTCTGTTGTTTCCAAAGCTCCAAACAATTGATACATACGGGTCGCTATCTTTCAGTTTGAAAAAATCTTCTCTGCTAATCCAACGTTTTTCGTTTGCATATTTTCCTTTTACCGCGTTTTCAAAGACCTCTGGCGCGTCGCCCAAATCGTTTATGATAAAGTTTTCCCACTTGCCAGCCAAAATAGCAGCATGAGTAACGGCACATCCACCGGCAAACAAATCAACAAGCGTTTTTCCGTCCGGAAGGTGGTCAACAACCCAGTCAGCTATTTTGTTTTTGCTGCCCCGATATGGCACTCCGTAACGCATTTTGCAAGTCTCCCAAAAACACAAAAAGCCCACACAATTTGTGTAGGCTTATACCCCCAAAACCCCTTTGCGCCGGAGGAAAGCGCGTTCCCGCCCTGTCGGTGCATGCTGTGCCGACCTCACCCGTTGCAGGTAGCAACTCCGCAACGCTTTTTCCCTGATTGTCCGCACAAGGATGGCGGGCTGTCTTTTCGCCCGCGCAGCTGCGGTGTTCGGCGGTATTTATACCCGCGCCCCTATTCGCGGTTGAAGTTTTGTTTCGCACTTCACTGTGCGGGCAGACTTTTTCAGGCTCTCGAAGTCCCGTTGCGACCTGCCATCGCGCCGCGCTCCTAATCGGCTTGCCGCTTTGCTTACAGCGTTCAGGTTATCTATCGCGTTTTGCCTGCGCCGGGCTTTCACCGGTGGGAGCGACCCAGCCTTCGCCACTGTCGGATTCGAACCGACCCCATCCACTAACGGTGCACGCCTCAGGTGCTACGCGGCATATAAAGGCGCGGAAGTTGCGCGTGTTGCACGGTGTGCAAGTTATAGACAAGTTAATTTTTAACGTATTACCGCGTCATATTTTGAAACTTGCCACAAACTTACACGCTTTTGCAAGTTGCGTGTAACATAGGCTTTCCGCGACTGTTGGAGCCGCACATAGGTCTCACACCATTTCTACGCGGTCGCTTCTAAGCGTAGCGCCCTTATCTTGCGATTGGCTATGCGGCATATAAAACGCCGGTCTTTCCCGGCTGCCAGCTATAAAAACAGGAGAATTGAAAATGAAAACAGGTTTTACTTATGGCGTAGGCTGTCCCGTTCCTACATCATCCAGCATATCTATAATAGCAGGTTAAAAGTGAACTGGAGTGCACAGATTTTCAATTGCAGCGCGGTGTAATTTTTTTGCCCATCGCTCGGAAATATTTAGATTTATAGCAATTTTCCACCAATACGGTGTGCCGACAATATACCGCTCCCGCAAAATGTCCCGCTGCATTTGGTCTTGCACAGAGTTTATTGCGGTTTCAATTTCTTCCCTTTGCATCTCGGTGTCAATAATCTGCTTGTATAGAGCTTCCTGACGCTCCATGATTCTGCACACGGCATCCTCGATTTTGTTTTTCCCTCCAGCAGATACCACAACCGGGGATAGAGCTTTCGTGGTCGCTGTTGCCCGTTCACGTTCGCTCTGTATCTGCTGGCGCAGCTGCCGTTCATGATTCCTGCTGCGTTGGTATCTCCATAGCCACATTTTCTTTTGGTTGAATTCTTCGCTGGTCATTGTTTCTCCTCTCTTCCATTTTCATGCAGCGCGGCAGCGTACAAATATCGCCATTCTTCCACTCGCATGTCGCGCAAAGATGTTTGCGGGCGTATTCATCAACTAGTTGCTGTTTTGTCATGGGGTCACCTCCGGGGGTCCGGGGAGCGGCATCCAGTGGGTGATATTTAAAAAATCAGGTAAATATTCTTCACTAAACCATTCTCCCAAATCATGGCTCATCCAAGCCTTGTAAATATTACGACAGACGGAATCGAAAACAAATACGGCTACATGATCTTCTGGCGGTCTGTCTTTAACGCTTATCCAATGCGCCGTAGGCCACAGGGATTCAGGGTCGATGGTAGGTGCTTTCTTTACTTCGTCCACGATGAACTTCATCCCAGCATCGTAACCACGCGCATAGGCAGCTTTCTGTTCAGAAAGGCAATTCTTGCCGCCAGACCATGTGAAATGTGCACCATCATATTGTAAGACTTCTTTAATGTCAATCAACCGCACAGGTTCTTTCGGCTGGCTTGCGCCGGGGATAGGGCAGCCTATTGTTGTGCTCATTCTGATACCTCCTCTACATAGGCCATGCTCTGGCGCAGATTGAGCAATTTTGGATTGAGAACACAAGCCGGGGCGACAGCACCTCTGAGGCACGCACCAACGCAGCCAAACCGATCACCAATATCCACAGTGCGAACCATAGCCGCGCCGCATCCCGTGTCGGAATCCTTGTAACCGCAAAACCATGGTGTTGCAGTCCAAATCCAGCTGTCGTAGTGCGGGATGTAGTCACGGTATTTGCGGTACTCGTCACAGGTGAGGAGGAAGATAGGGTCTTCCACTTTGCCATAAGCAAAATCCCCGTTGTCCGCTACGAGTTCAACTTCGTGCAGAAGCAGATTATTGCCGAGTGTATCAGCGAGAACATCAATCAAATCCGTGCGGATAGAGCTGGAAAAGTAATTGTTCCAATTACCTTTCCCATCTGTATACCGCATGTCAGGACAGAACCGCATGTCCTCTTTCCACGGCGTTGCCATAATAGCCAGCACGCCGCCGTCAGGGTGGTTTGGGTCAAGGCAGACCCACTCGAAGTTTTTGAACATGAAGTGCTCGCCGGGTTGCATGGTTGTGATGTTAGTCATTGTTCGGCACCTCCGTGAGCCAGTATTCGCGGCGGCAGTCCCCACAGTTTTTTCCACCTGCGCATACAATTCTTTTGCCGTCAATGTTGCAAGGGGGAATACACAAAATTCCATCACCTTCATTTATCATTGCGTTTGGAAACCGCTTCAAAAACTCGCTCTGGCGGGTCTTGGCGGGGTGGCCTTTCGCCCATTCCTCTACAATTGAAATCATTTCCTCAATGCTTTCAACTGAAGCGTCGCCGAGCATAACCGTGCGCCTGACCATGCACATGTCCTTGCTCATTCCCTTTTTACAAATAGGACATCCCGCGCAGCTTCGATTTTTGCATAACCTGTTTACCGTCTGGAAAAATTCAACTATGTCCATTAGTTGTCAACCTCCTCGTTCCAGTAGTCGTCACGGCACTTATCACAACGGCAAGTGATACTCAAATAACCGTACTTGGCGCATCGCAATGGTTTCAATGTTCCGTCTAATGAGCAAGGCAACAAACGAGTAATGATTTTTAAATTCGTATTCGGGAACTTTTTCAAGAATTCAGACTGTCGAGTCTTGGCGGGGTGCTCTTTTACCCATTGTTCAACGATGCTTTTAACTTTGGATGCCTTCTCATCTGTGATGTGCAATAGTACATCACAAACACTTCCCATTTCGCTGAAATTATTATACAGCGGGCATTTTTCACACATTTCACCACTGTAACACATGCGCTTCATTGATTTGAAAAATTCAACTGCGTCCATAGTCTCACTCCTTATCCATCCCGCGGGCTACATACTGCCCATAGGTCAGGCCCAGGGCGGCGGCTTCGCGGACGCATTGCTCAATGGGTTTTATGGTTTTCTTCAGGCAGGGATGCGTGGCGGGTTTCTTTCCTTTTTTCAAAACGCCGGCATTCCTGCGGCGCTGGTAAGATGCCTGCGCGCTTTTGATATTGCGCTTGCGAATGCAAAAATCGCAATAGCGCTTTGTGGACTGTACGTCCCACATGATTTTCCCGCAGGTCTTGCAGAATTTTGTTGTGGTCATAGCGGCTCCTTTGTTTTGGGCGCTTCAATGCCGATGCTTTGCAGCGTTACCTGCGCCCAGAGGTCGGCAAGCTGGTCATTGCGGTACTCGTTGTATTTATCAGCAACGGGGCCTGTCATTGCCTCCTGAATCCGTTTCAGGGTGCGGGGAGAAAGACCGACCTGATAGCACGCCAGCAGGCACAGATAGGTGGCGCGGGTAGCAATATCGTTGCGCTCCTTCATGACAGCCTCCTGTGCACGGCTCTGGATGCCCTGAATTTTAGCTTCTGCATAAGCGTCTATGGCTTTTTGCATGGCCAGGGTGGGATGAAGTCTGGCTTTCATGGGTTACACTTCCAATCCTTCGATAAAAATTTCGGTGCGGGGGTTTTCTTTGTCGTACATCACACGGGAGCCGTCCACGCTGGCAATGATGGTGTTGTTGTCGTCTGCGAGGATTTTGGCGGCGACAAGGGTGTCATGGGCAGCTTCCATTAAGTTCGTGAGGTCTACTTTTCGGCGTGTCGGCATATAGAACACCGTGGCGACGCGATAGCGGCCCGCCAGCGGGGCTTTCTTTCGGCTTTGGGGTGAGATACCACATAGCGGCCTGCTCGTACTTCTTGTACTGCCTGCTGGGGGCTATGAACGGCTTTCCGGTGCGGTGGTTGGTAAGTATCTGCTGGGAGTTCTTCTTGGTGATAGGGGGCAGGGAAATGATGAATTTTTGGATCACGGTACAATATCCTTTACTTGTCGCCGGTAGAGCGGGAATAGGTGATAATTTCATACTTTGGCATTCAGGTTCAGCGCCTCCTGTTGGTCAATGCCACCATGCTGCATCTTTTGGAAAAGCGGCGTGTCAAAGTGCAGGCATTCGTGGCAGGTGCGGGAGAACAGGACGTCAAAGGATTCGATTTTGTGCGGGAGAAATTCCTCTGCCGCCGTGCGCAGTTCGGCAACGGTAGGCGGGAATTTCAGCGTGGCGGCAAGGCTGGCCGCACCGTTTCTGGCTGCCTGCAAGGGTATGTCTTTCAGTGCAACGGCCCATGCTTTTGTCATTTCGTCAGGGTCTTTGCCGCGCATGAGATTTGCCCAGTAGTTGGTACAGGACAGAAGAAAAACAGCGGTTTCCGGTTCAGTCATAGGCGGTCACTCCTTTTGCAAGCTGCTTTAATCGCTCCATCGCGGCTGTGGTATCAGTCTGACGGGCGGCGGTGCGCGAGGATTTCGCGCGTTCCTTCTCGGCAAGGTAGGCTTCAACGGTGCAGATTCCCTGCTGCTCACAGCGGTCAAGTATCTTGGAGATATAGCTCCATCGGCGTGCATTGTTGGCGGCGGCTTCGTCGATGGCCTGACAGATAAGTGATGCCGGAAATTTCAGCAGGGCGGTACTTATCGCGTCAGCAACCGCGCGTGGAACAGAGCCGCAGTTCTGCTCATAGCGCTGGATGCAGCCTGCAAAATCTGCGTTATATTGCTCGCCTTGCGCGCACGTAGCAGCAGTAGTAGCTATAGTTCCTTGTTCCTGTATTCCTGTATTCCTATATTCCTGCTTGGCTTTGCTTGACTTTGCTTGGCTTTGCTTCAAAGTGCTTGCGTTTGCTTGCGTTTGCTTGCCACCGCTTTTGCCACTGGATTGCTTTTTCTCGGTAAATTCACGGTCAAGGTCAATATCTCTTCGGATAGCGGGCCAGATGAACTTTTCACTCCCGCTGAACTCGGGCTCTACTCCTTGCGACTTATATTTCATCATCGCAAGCACCAGACGCCCCACCTCAGCGGCACTGTAAGATTCAAAATAGCTCTCGTAGCTATCCCAGAGTTTTATGTATTCCTTTGCCATGCCGTCATACCTCCATGTAGTACTCTGCGACACGGCAAAGCCGACCATAGCGGTTGCGGCGGGTGACCATGCGGGAGGCTACCGGGTAGCCTTTCCGT